TGCAAAGACACTAACAGGATCCGGAGGGTGATCAGGGACATGTACAGAGGGTTTAAGCGCATCTGAACGGATGCGCTTTTCTTATGCCCAAAATGGAGACAGGTATGCGATATGAACATATTCAAAGCGATCGCGGCGAGAATTCGGGAGGTGCTGAGGAAGATGATCCCGTATAGATCTATAGAACAGGCCGAGAACATCGAGACGCCGCTGTCTTCCGAGATGGTGAATGCACTCGATCTCTGGTACAGGCTGTATCTGAATCAGGCCTACTGGCTCAACTCTGAGGAGGAAGTCCGGTCGCTGAACCTGCCTGCATTCATCAGCTCAGAGATCGCCCGGCAGGTGGTGCTGGAGATGAAGTGGAACATCACCGGCAAGGGGGCGGACGGCGCTACACAGGACAATAAAGGGGATGATGTAATGAATCCCCGTGCCGAATACCTGAAGGCCGAATTCGAGAAGCTCGTGAACGTGCTGAGATTGAAGCTGGAGCAGGGATGTGCAGCAGGGGGCATGGTGATCAAGCCCTATCCGAACGCGGAAGACGGGCACATCTACTTCGATTGGGCTATGGACTGGGGCGTGTATCCGCTGGCGTTCGATGATGACGGCAATATTTCGGACGTTATTCTCCCGGACATCTTCCGGGACGGCAAAGTCATATACACGAGGCTTGAGAGGCACAGGGTGATCGGGCCTGACGTCGAGATCACACAGCGCGCGTTCAAGTCAACCGTTGACAACAATCTGGGTGTCGAGATCAGCTTGTCTGACGTGGAGAGGTGGTCTGGACTGCAGGAGAAGGCGATCGTCAAGCAAACGGACGGCCCGCTTTTCGGATGGTACAAAGTCGCAGCGGCGAACACCATAGATGTCGGCAGTCCGCTTGGTGCATCAGTCTTTGCGAAGGCCGTGGACGTCATCCGCGAGGCAGACATGCAGTATTCAAGGCTTTTGTGGGAGTACAAAGGCTCAGAGCTCGCTATAGATGTCGATCCGACCGCACTCAGACCGAAAAGAGCAGAGGGCGGCGGCATGGAGATGCCGAAGCTCAATAAGAGGCTGTTCCGAGCTGTTGACATCGACAAGGGCGACCGTGACCTGTACGACGTGTTCTCTCCGAACATCCGTGACGCGAGCCTCATAAACGGCCTGAATCAGCTTCTGATCCGTATTGAGGATCTGACCGGGTTATCCCGTGGAACGCTGTCTGACGCCAACGTAGAGGCGCGTACGGCCACTGAGATGAAGATCATCAAGCAGAGGTCGTATACGACGATCGCGGACAATCAGAAGGCGCTGGAACGGTGCCTGAAGGACGTCGTGAGAGCGATGGATAAATATGCAACGACCTATCATCTGGCCCCGGAGGGCGAGTATGAGGTGTCGTTCGACTGGGACGACTCGATCCTGACTGATACCGATACGCAGACGCAGGAGTACATGATGATGCTCAACGCCGGAATCATCGGCAAGGTTGAATATCGTGAGTGGTACTTCGGCGAGACCAAGGCACAGGCGAGGGCGGCGATTGAGGCGATCACTGAAGAACAGCAGGCGGCCATGGCGGCGATGATGCCTGCAGTGCAGAACACACCCGATGAAGGGAACGGGGGCGGCCCGCTTCCTGAACCTGCAGGCGGTGATGAGTCTTGACACAGGCTGAAATCAACAAGAAGGTAGACCTTCTGATGAAGCGCTTCGAAGACGTGAATGCGCTTTTCATCGAGAGGGTTGCTGAACAGGTGCTGGCAATCGGTGAGATGATCCCGTCTACCATGCATTACATCGAGATCATGGCGTCGATCAATACAGACATCGCACAAATCAATCAGCAGCTCGCGAACGCGATGCAGTTCACACTGCCGGATTTGTACGACTTGTACGAGAGCGCCATGCAGAGCCATTACAAGGATCCGCGATTCGAAAGAGCCCTGCAGGAAACACCGCTCTCGCAGAACGCGAGGGCCCGGCTGGAGCATTTCGCAGAGGCAGTCAGCAGGCAATCAGCGGAAACGCTGATTAATCTGTCGAATACGACACTGGCGGCGCAGACATACCGGCGTACCGTGGACAACGCGATCCTAGCAGTGAGCAGCGGCATGACGGATTACAAGTCCGCTACACGGAAGAGTATCCGTGATCTGGGATACAACGGTCTGCAGATGCAGTATCCGTCCGGATATCACCGGCGGCTTGACACGGCTATCCGTCAGAACATCGTGGACGGTGTGAATCAGATCGCGCAGCAGGGATCGATCATGATGGGCGAGGAGCTGGGCTACGACGCCTATGAGATCTCTGCGCATGCAAGATCTGCCCCAGATCACGAGCCGGTGCAGGGCCGGGTTCTGCTGAAAGCAGAGTTCGAAAATCTGCAGAGCGGGATGCCGTTTCAGGATGTAGACGGTCGTGTTTATGATGCGATCAAGCGTCCGATCGGTGAATGGAATTGCATGCACATAGCGATGTCGTTCTCAACGAAGTATTCAGTGCGCAGATACAGCGACGAGCAGCTGAAGCAGTGGGCGGACGACAACAAGAAGGGTTGTGAGATCGGGGGGAAGCACTACACAACGTACGAAGCAGCCCAGCTGATGCGGAAGATCGAAACGCAGGTACGACGGGAGAAAGACGCAGCGAACGCAGCAAGGATCGCGGGAGACGACGTCCTGCGCAAGGAATGTCAGGCACGGATCAATTCGCTGGTCAGGAAGTATCAGGACGTTGTGCAGGCGTCCGGACTGAAGGCCCGAAAAGACCGTATGACGGTTGAGGGCTTCAAGATGGTAAAGGTATGAGGAGGCAGATATGGAATTCAGAGACGCATTCAAAGCAATGATGGCAGGGAAGAAGGTTCGTCTTCCACACTGGAAGGGCTACTGGGCATGGGAGAACGGCACAATTATGATGCATTGTCGTGATGGAAAAGTGCTGGATATCAGAGAAACTGACGATCCTGCATACACATTCACGAATATCGCATCTTCCGAGTGGAAGGTCATTGGTGAGATGTCCGATCTGAAGGATACAGCAGAGGCCATGGTATCCGACGACTACAAAGAACGGTTCAAGGCCGAGTATTATCAGACCGTCATCCGATTCAAAAAGCTGAGAATGATGCTGAAAAAGTGGGACGAGGGGAAGCTGGACTTAACGCCGTCCTGTTGCAGGGGCGTCTACGACTTTCAGATACGCGCTATGGCTGACTATATTACGGCGCTGAAAGTACGCGCGCAGATCGAGGGGATCGAATTGGAGGGTTGAGATATGCAGGAAAAGGCAAGACAGATTGTAAGGGACTATTTCAACGAGCATGCGGATATGACCGACGGCGTTCAGATCGGCATGGACGACGTCTATGTTGTGTGGTTCTGCAAGACACTGCAGAATTGGAAAGCGCTTGTGAGCACCACGATCCCAGATGGCAAGTACTACGAGGTCACTCACAACGGGGATAAGGGCGAGACCTATCTCGACGTTTACGTGAAACTGGAAAATCAGGCGATTAAAGACTGAAATTTGCACATTTTGTGCAAAATAAGCGGTTCATTTAACAGAATAAGCATATTGATGATGATAAAGGCTGCTGAGATCTTCAGCGGCCTTTTCATATATTCCCCGGACAGGACGGGGCTATACAAGTATCCTGAGTCGCCCCGTCACACGGGCATAAAACTGTGATATAGCGGCGGATTCAGCCGCAGAAATGGAGGATCGGATGACACTAAAGGAAGTATTGGGAGAAGAGCTGTTCGCGCAGGTTGATGCAAAGATCAATGAGGTCAATGCCAATCAGCCAGATAAGACCAAGCATGTCCGCTTTGCGGATTTGTCCGAGGGCAATTATGTCAGCCGTACGAAGTACGACGACAAGGTCAACGGACTCACGCAGCAGGTGACAGACCTGCAGGGCCAGATCGCACAGCGCGACACAGATCTTGCAGGACTCAACGACCAGCTGACAGCAGCGCAGGCAGATGCGGGACAGCTCGCAGAGGCGCAGAAGCAGCTTTCGAGTCTGCAGTCCAAGTATGACAGGGACAGCAAGGCATGGGAAGCCAAGAACGCGCAGCAGGCCTACGAATACGCGATCAGAAGCAAGGCGAACGAGCTGAAGTTTACGAGCTCTGCGGCCAAGAAGGAATTTATCCGGGAAGCGATCGCGGCGCAGTTCAAGCAGGACGGTGAGACGCTGCTGGGCTACACGGACTTCGTGACGAAGTATCAGGAGACCGATCCCGGCGCATTCGCGAAGGAGACGCCGCCGGCGGATCCCAAGCCTGCAGATCCGGCTCCTACAATCGTGCTTCCGGGCAATCCGAATCCGAATCCGAGAAAAATGTCTTTGTCAGAGATGATGAAGGCGAAAAACGCGAACCCGAATATGGAGATCAACTTCGGCGAATGAAGCTGATCCCGATCTAAGAAAGGAGGGCCATTATGCCCGGTATTTTTGATGCAAAACTTTTTAATGCTGAAGTATTTCAGAAGTACGTGGAGAGGATCCCGAACCTCAACAGAAACGAGCTGATCCGCTCCCGTGCAATTCGTCCGCGCCCGGATCTGGCCAGAGCTATGGCCGATGAGGTAGGCGGTAACTACATCACCACACCGCTGAAGGGCCTGATCGGCGGCGCCGCTCAGAACTATGACGGCGGCACCAATCTGACCGCACAGGGGACGAAGACCTTCTCTCACAGCCGTGTCGTTGTAGGCCGTGCGAATGCATGGACTG